TTCCAAGTATTAAGGAAATAGAACGTAGGTTAAAAATGGTTGCTAATCAAGAAATTTTGATAGATGAAAATGCGAAATATTTTGACTGGGAACAATATGGAACATTGGGAAAGCAGAGAGTATATTTTTCGGAAATAATTTTAAATACATTGAAACGATGATTTGGAAGGTTAGAAATGGAGAGATATTATGAGAACAAATGCAAAAGAAAGAAAAAGTAATGCAAGACAGTGGTATTCTCTTTTGATAAATAGTTATAATTCAAAATCAGCAGTTGTTGTACAAAGATATGAAAGTTTAAATCCTAATATAAGTAGGGTTCAGTTATTAGCTTGTAATACAATTGGAACACCTGTTGTAATTTCTGAATCAATATGTGGATTAACTGGTTGCCTTTGTGAATTATTACAAAATATTAAGAAGTTAGACACGGTAAGAACTTATTATGAAAATGATTTTAATGATTGGCTGTCGGAGAACTACAACATATGCATTACTTATAACGATGGAATGGTTTTGATGATTGAAAGAGAAGATAAAGAATGAAACAACGATTTCAAAAACAAATTAAGTGAGGAATATGATGGAAATAAGAAAACACAAAATAAAAAATAACTGGATATTTGGCGAATATGACTTTTTTATTAATGATAAATTAGTTGCACAATTAAGAAGACAACTTGTCGGTGCCGATTATATATATCTTTATTTTCTTCCTAAACAATATGGTGATTATGATAGAACAAGGATTGATTGGCGATATATAACAAATGAGGAGCTGCTTGAAAAAGCGGTCAAAATCGTAACAAAAAAGTTGTATTTAGAAGCAATGAAAATTTTCAATGGATTAATTCACATATCCATTGAAAATTAAAGAATTAGATAAAGTAAAGGAGATATACATATGAAGATTAAATTTTCAGCACCTACAGAATATGACTATCGAAAGTTTGAGGATACGCTCAGTAGGTCATGCCTTGATGGAAGAATAAAGATTACGGCAACGGATGATGAAGGTCATACAGGAGAGCTTTTTATACAACAAGAATGTATGGATAGGCTTGGAGCAGAATATATTACATCACATATTGAAATTTATTATAATAAAACTTTATGTGGCTGGTTTTTAAAGCTTTCTGAAAATGATTATTACAATGACATTGAGCGAAATCCTGTAAAGGTGATGCAAGTAAAGTTTGAAGGTATTGAAGGCGGCACCGGTCGGGAAATCTACAAAGAAATTGAAACGGAAAAATATTTTCTGAGAGAAAATCATTTCCCAAGAGAGAAATTTGCAAAATGGTATGTATGCGGTAAGCGAAGAATAAGCGATGATGGTTATGAAGCGAGAGCTAATCTTGTTTTTGAATGTAACGGAGAGCAGGAACAAGTTAAGTATGATGATTGGAATGGTGTGGCGGCATACCCTGATACATTCAACGAAAAATTTTCAAGCTTTTTGAAAGGAGATGTGACAGATGAAAATGGAGAAACGAACAATAACTAAAACGTGTGAAGTAAATGTGTACATATCCGAAGATGGTCGTCAATTTGAAAAACTAAGCGAATGCCATGAGTACGAAAAGAAAAAGAGAAGGGAACAGTTGCAACCGGTAATTGATGCTCTTGAAATAGAAGAAGCAAGAGATAAGCACCCATGCGATGGAGAGGAGTATGGAGAATGTAGTGATTGCAGATGGTATAAGGTCAACAACAAAGAAGAAGTCGAACAGCTTCAAAAATATTATAACGCAGAGGATTATTTGAATATAACGGATTTTCCGAGCATCGTATTTATTGAGTGTACTGAAGATGAAGACGTGTACTATACAACATTGGAAGACTGTAAATCATATGTCCGACAGCTATTTTCAGCATTAGGTGTGGATTTTATAAAGTAGAAAAGGTTGGGTGATTAAATGTACTTAGTATATGAAGTAGTAGATGCAGAATGTATGGAAGCAAAAATTAATGAAGATGACATGAGATTGTTTTCATCTTTTAAAAATGCAATGGATTATGCAGAGAGAAGAAGAAAATCACTTATTGATGACGGTTTGATTGATTTTTACGATGAATTTAACGGATGGAGCAGACAAAATATGTCTTGCACCTTATACTATAAATCACCTATAAATATTGTTGGAGAGCCGAAGGAGTACGTTGAAATACATATAATCCAGCTTGACGTGGACAAACATAATGATATTGATAATTGAAAGAAGGTATGAGTATGGCGGTATGTAGAATTTGTGGTGTGGAATTTTCCGAAACTATAAATAGTGCCAAAAAAATATGCAACAACGAAAGCTGTTGGGTAAAGGCATGGAATGATGCTATATCACATTTTAAGGATGTGAATTGTACGGTTGAAGAATCAAAAAATCATAGGACTACTTCTGACGAGCATAAACGCATAATTGAAATGTACAGAAACGGAATGAAGCGTAGACAGATTAGTGATATGGTTGATGTTTCATATGAAATGGTATGTAGGATTATCCGTAAAGCAAAGAAATTGAATGAGGTATAGGATATGGCGAAAACGAAAAAGAAAGGGAAAAGACCTGATAACAGAACAATGATAAACAGGGAATTAAGTAAGAAACGTGATGAACTTATCAAGCAAGCGAGTGCTATAGCAATAAATCACTTGAATATAATCCCTTTATATGTGTTGCGTATGCAGTACGGTTTCGGCAAAAAACGAGGTCAAAAATTTATAGCAGAAGTTATGAGAATACATAATGCAGTCGTTAATGGTGAAGTGAGTGTTGAAACTTTAAAATCCGAATTGGATTACGGTATGGATATTCATGTTGAAACCGACTGGAGCGATATTTTAAATGAAGATACCATAAATGAAAATAAATAAAAATGAAGAAAGGTGTGACTTTATATGACATTGGATGAAGCAATAAAACATTGTACAGAGAAAGCCTGCGGAGATTGTTCGGAATGTGCAGAAGAACATCAACAACTGGCAGATTGGTTACGCATGCTAAAGTATTTGAAAGAAAATTCGGTTATGCCGATATATAGAAAACAAGATTGGTTGCAGATTGCAGATTATTATGGTGAAAAACAAATTCCATTGGTGATTGAAGAAATGGCTGAATTAACACAAGCGCTGACTAAGTATATCAGAATAACGCAAGGTGGACAACCAGTGAGAAAAATTATAGGAGAGGTTAGTGAAAATATCAAAGAGGAATTGTCGGACGTAATTGTAATGTTGATACAGTTGCAACATTTATTTTATATTGATGAAGTCGCAATAAATCAGATAGCGGTGGAAAAGTTGGACAGAACGATGAAATTGATGGAGGGAAATAAATGAAATATGAATTAACAGATGAAATAATTGAAGTAGCAGGTAGAAAATTGCACCGTATAAGAGCATTGGTGGATATTATAACACCTTGCGGTAGGCCAGTTAGAAAAGGTGAACTTGGAGGCTGGGTTGAAGAAGAACATAACCTTAGTCAATACGGGAATGCTTGGATATACGATGATGCACAAGTATATGATAATGCTTGTGTGGGTGAGGATGCCAGAGTGTGTGGTGATGCTAAAATTTACGGTAACGCACATATATACAAGAGAGCGGAAGTGAGTGGCAAAGCACAAGTATATAATGACGCATACATAGATAACGATGCTAAAGTGTATGGTCGAACACTAATTTGCGGAATTGCTCATGTGTGTGGTGTGGCACAAGTTTTTGGTAATGCAAAAGTGCTTGGTGAAGCCAGAATAAACGACCAAGCCAAAGTATATGGAAACGCTAAAGTTCGTGGAAGTGCACAAGTTTATGGCGAATCTGAGGTATGTGGTATAGCCGATGTGCATGGGGATACAAATTTGTGCGGTGATGCATGGATACGGGATAATGAATGTTATTTAACAATCAAAGGATTAGGTTCAAGATATAGAGATACAACCATATTTAAAACAAGGAACGGAGATGTGGTTGTAAGGTGCGGATGCTTTTATGGTACATTGACGGAGTTTGTTAATGAAGTTGGAATAACGCATGGTGATAGCAAATATGCCAAAGAATACCTTGCATTGGTGGAGTTAGCTAAAATCCATTTTGGGATTGAGAAGTAAAAGGGTGATACTACAATGAAATGTGAAAAATGCGGAGTTGAAATTGACCACTTAATTATAAGTGTATTTGATACATATGGAGCGGATTATCCGATTAGTGTAGACGTAGAAGAATGTGAACACAATGCAGTCGTGCTTGAAACTGATAAGAATTGGACAGGTTATGAACTTGACGGCGATGAAGCAAACAAAGATATACACTGTCCGATATGTGGTTCTAATCCTTTCAAAAACGATGAAATACAAATATATGACGTGGTTAGAATTGTGAAATTTAAAAGTAATTTATCGGAGAATAGAGAAATTACGG